GATGGAAGCAACTCGACCCTAGAAACAATTAGGGCGTTATCCCCTGGCATTGTTGACACCGAGGTTGACCTTGACGATCTAGGGATGCACTACCTCAACTCGGTTGACGAGTTAGAAAAGGCTACTGTCAAAACAACAGAGCTAAAAGCTAGAGTTATACAAGCAATGGATGGGGCTAAGCGAGGTCTAGTCTTTGGTGAGCATCTGCTCAGCCTGAGATCAAGAGCTGGTGGAGCACCTTACCTACACCACGAGAAAGGGAAATAAAGAATGGCAAATAACTACAAAGGTCCATTGGACTACATTGATGTAGCAACACGCATAGTCGAGTTTAGGGAGAAGTTCCCTCAAGGCTCACTTCAGCAAGTCAGCTATGAGTTTGTAAATGTAAACGGCAAGGATTGGATTATCTACACCGCTGCCGCTTATCGCTCACCGGATGATGCGCGACCAGGTATCGGAACAGCTTGGGAGCCAATCCCAGGACCGACAAACTTTACTAGAGATAGCGAAGTTCAGAACGCAGAAACCGCAGCATGGGGTCGCGCAATGGTGGCAGCTCTAGCTGTTGACACCAAGAAAGGCATTGCCTCATCTGAGGAAGTTCGCAACAGACAAGTCAAAAGTTCGGCAACCGCTAAGGATTGGCTTGCTATGACTGAGGCATTAGGGAATGACATCGAGGGTTTACGATTGTTATACAGCCAAGCTAAAACAGGTGGCGCAACCGATGACACACTCGACAAGATCAAGGCAATCGCTAATGGACTTACAGGCAAAGAGGATTCTTCTAGCCTCAATTCTTGAAACTCAAGAGTGCCTGCAAGAGCAGTTTGATGTGGGCGACTTCGATTCAATAAGTGTCATTTGGAAGTTACAAAGAGAGAAAGCTGAGAGGCTAAAAAATGGAGATTATTACACCAGGCCACATAGTCGAGGAATTACAAAGGCTGACGAAAGAGATGGACAAGGGGGCTAACGCTCTCTACGATGCCGAGTGCAAGCTTGCAGATGCTGATTCAGCGTATGACCGAGCTGTATCGCTGGCCTTCCTAAACAACTCTGGGACAGTCGCAGACCGGCAAGCTGTGGCTAAATTGCAAGCAGTAGAGGAAAAGCTGAAGGCTGACCTAGCAAGGGCTGAATACAATCGCATCAAAACCAAGATGAAAACCCTGTCAGACCAAGCAACCATGATGGCTGTAATGAGCAAGAATGTCGAACTCCAATGGCGGCACGCCTAGCTGGTAGCCTTATCGAGTGATAGCGGAAACCTGCTCATGTGGGGCAAAATTCAAGACAGACGAACCTAAGCCAGCCACGCTTGTTCGAGAGTGGCGGCGTAATCACACCTGTCAAACCGACAACACCGACAACACCGACATCGTTGAAGCTGTCAATGGTGGCGTGTCTGAAACCACAATCGCTTTGGGCTTTCAACCTGGAGAGATGCCAGCCAAGATTTACGATCCGTTCGATGACTAAAAAACAATTCCAGAAATACTTAGAGCGTGACTTGGGCTGTTGGCATTGTGGCTCCCAAGGCGATGACCTTATTCCTCATCATCGGCAGAATCGGGGCATGGGTGGCAGCTCAGCTAGAGATGTCCCAAGCAACATCGTTCCGTTATGTGCCGATGCTAACTCAAGGCTAGAGTCCAACGCCGAGTTCGCCGAGCTAGGTCGCAAGTTGGGCTGGAAACTAAGAAACCATGAGAACCCACTCGAAGTGCCTATCTTTGGGCATGGTGGCTGGTGGCTACTCAACGATGACTTTACAAAAGACCTGCTGGAAAGTGACCCTGAATACTTTTAAGGTGCTACTGTAAAGACATAACAGAATAAAAGATGCCCCCTAGAAGGTGAACTCCTAGAGGGCGTTGATAACCAACAATCGAGCTGTTGGCATCTAGATAAGTCTAATGCCAACCTTTACAAAAGGAAGGCATTTTATGCTTAACTGGACAAATAAAACATTGGCAGAGATTCTGCCTTACTACGCTAACAACATCTTTATGGCTGAGATGGACTACAAGGCTCAAGGTCTTGATGCCGGTGACTGGGCAATGCTCGTCAAGGAAGCGTTCGAGTCAAAAGTAATCTCACCGACTGTAATGATGGTCATGCTTGACAGGGCTAGTGTTCAATGAGCATCGAAGCTGTGTCGCTGGTACTAAACCAATCCAAAGCAACTGGCAGGGCAAAGCTAGTGCTGCTTGGAATAGCTAATCATCTTGGAGATCAAGGTGCTTGGCCTTCGATAAGCACACTAGCCAGGTATGCCAATGCATCAGAGCGTTCGGTCAAGCGTGACATACAAGAACTTGTTGACCTCGGTGAGCTAAAAGTTGAGCTACAAAACGCACCTATCAGAGGTCAATACAAGACCAATCTTTACTGGCTCACAATCAAGTCAGGGGTGACAGATTCGACATCAGGGGTGACAGACTGGGTAAGCAGGGGTGACAGCTCAGGTAAATCAGGGGTGACACCTGTTGGCACGCAAAACATAATATTAACCATCAAAGAACCATCAAAGAAAACCAGCAATGATGAGTTTGAAAAGTTTTGGAATCTTTACCCAAAAAAGGTAGCCAAAGGTGATGCACTCAAAGCTTGGAATAAAGCAACCAAAAGCAAAACCGCTGATGAGTTATTGAAGCTGACCAAAGCCTACGCTGAGGGAAAGTTGCCAGAGCTAAAATACATTCCCTACCCAGCCTCTTGGCTAAACAAGGGACTCTATGAGAGTGTTGAAGTCGCTGAAGCAAAACCTTTGCCTAAGCTGTTTGTAGGGAGAATCAAATGACACAGTTCGAGCAGTCGGTAATCGGATCAGTCTTACTGACCAACGGCAAGGCACTAGAGGAACTAACACTTACACCTAGCGACTTTGACGATTTACAGAATGAGCGAATCTACAAAACCATTCTGGAGATGAAGGCTAATCGCCAGCCGATAGATGTTATGACTGTGGGTGCAGCTCTGCCGAAACTAGCAAGCTACCTACACGATGTCATCACAGCTACCCCGACTGCTGCCTCTGTGAAGTTTTATGCCAGCAAGGTAATCGAGGAAGCCACTAGGCGAAGGTTAGCTGTTGCCGGAACTATGATTCACAGCAAGGCTCAGCATGAGGATTTAGCCACAGTCTTTGACACAGCTAAAAAAGAAATTGACAACCTCATAGATCGTAACTCGGCAGTCAAGCCAAGCTATGTTGCCGATGAGCTAATCCCTTACCTTGATGAGATAGACAAACCAAAGCATTATCCTGAAAGTCCTTGGCCCCTACTCAATGAAGTGATCGCAGGATTCCGACCAGGTGCTTTATACATCATCGGTGCAAGACCTGGTGTTGGTAAGACAATCGTTGGGTTGCAGATTGCTTGGGAACTATCTAAGACTGGCCCTGTATCTTTTCACAGCCTTGAGATGGGCAAGAGTGAACTTTACAATCGCATAATCAGCATGGAAGCTGAGGTTTACATCGGCAACATCGAGAAGGGAACTCTTAGGGATCATGACTGGGTAAAGATTGCCAAAGTCAGACAAGACATCCAATCCCACCAGCTTGCTATCCATGACAAGTCAGGTCAAAACCTAATGCAGATACGAGCCTTGGCAAACAGCGTAAAGGGTAACAATGGACTGCAAGCCATCGTTGTTGACTATCTCGGTCTAATTCAAGACACCGAGAAGGGTCGAAAGCGTTATGAGATGATTACCGACATCTCAATCGGACTCAAGAACCTAGCTAGGGATTTGAATGTGCCAGTCATCGCACTAGCCCAGCTCAACCGAGGCCCTGAGCAGCGTAAAGACTCCGAGCCTGACATGGCTGACCTAAGAGATTCAGGTGGTATCGAGCAGGATGCCGATGCTGTTATCTTGCTTCACAGACGGCAGGTTGACGAGGATCAGTTCGAGTGGCAAAAGAGCCAGATGATAATGAAGGTAGCTAAGAACCGACATGGTGGACTCGGTGAAGTCGCACTAAGGTTTGAGGGACATCTTTCCAGAGTGGTCGGCTAAGATTATGGCGTGGATGACAATGTTGCTTTGTGCTGTCGGTGTGGCTCTACTTGGAAGGTCAACACCCAAAAGCGTAAGCGTAAAGACCTCAAGTGCCAATCCTGTCGGATGCATCAAGCTCTCGTCATCAAGTATGGCTCTGAGAAGTGTATCCCCTGGCAGGGTGAGTTCGACAAGCTCACGCTTACCATCCCACTATTTGACGGCAAGCCAGTCTTGCCAGGCACTAGGTCTTGTGGACACCTTGACTGCACCAACCCCAACCATGTCATAGGTGAACACTAGAGTAAAACAACAAGAGATAAGGAAACAAGAGATGGCAATAATCAAAGTAAAGGGTGCAATTAGCCGAGTATTTTACGAGGGCAAGGGCATCGAGCTAACAGAATCATTCCAAAGCAAGGCTGGCGAAACAATCAACAAGCGTTACACAGTCTGGCTTGCACAGCCAACAACCTTTGATGTTGGTGACACCCTTCAGGTCGAGGGACTCTACTCAGCAGAGATAGACAACTGGACTAACAAAGAGGGCGAAGCCAAGCAGTCAATCAAGGTCAGCATCAACAACCCAAAGGTAGTTCCAGCAGAGCCACTATCGGCAATCAAGGAAATCTTTGAGCCAACACACAGGGAATCACTTCCCTTTTGAGTAATCTCCGTTGGTTAGTCCCAGCCATCACCGCCGGCATACTAATAAACCTCTCTACGCAAACTAAAAGCGTTCTAGGTGGCTTGGGGCTAACCTTCGGTATTCTTTACACCCTTGCTGCCATAATTGGAGCATGGGAACTACATGGCAGAGGTAAGCTTTAGCGTTACCGGTGACCCAGCCAGTCAAGGATCACACGCCATCATGCAGGGCAGAATCGTTCAGGTCAACAGCTCGAAGCATAAGGCTTGGCGTAAGGCCATAGTCGAATCAGCACTAGCTAACCTGCCGAATGACTGGCAACCCATAGACGAGCCATGTGAGCTTATCGTCAACTTCTATATGCCTAAAGGTAAAACTGTGAGTCGGGGGTTGCCTTCAGTAGCCCCCGACCTCTGACCGCTGGACAAGCTAATCAGGGCTGTCGGTGATGCCCTTACAAACTCAGGCGTTGTTATCGATGACAGCCGCATAGTCCGTATCTCAGCTAGGAAGCTCTACGCCGAGGGCATCGAGCCAGGGGCCACAATCAGCGTCAAAACCCTCAACTAGCCCTTTATTCCGACACGCCGAAAAAGACCTAAATTTGGCAAAATTGCCAGAAAAAGGGCAAAAAGGTATAAGCTCTAAGTATGACTCAAAGGGAGTCAGATAGGAGCATCAAAGTAATGGCAAAGCTATTCGTCTATTCACTATCACTCGTAGTCATCATGCTATCGAGCTTTATCGT